AATCAACAGAATGAGTACCGCAGACTTGCAAAAACTTGCCACGGAGCAGGGAATTGAAAACGCACAAGCGACAAGCGGTGCGGAACTGAAAGAAATTCTGATTGCAAAATTTAATCTGTAGGAGATCAAAGGGAAGGAGATAACTACAAGTGTGAATGCCCATTGTGCCACAAAATGGTATATTACAATTAAAAGACAACCGGCTAACAAATGGAGTTAGTCGCTAACCTAGAAAAATTATAGGCAGAGGTCAAGGCACTTCTGCTTTTGCGGAGGTGCTTTTTATTTGGCTTCAAAGCAGTTAATCAATGCAGTAAATGGATATGAAAATTACATACAGAGAAAAGGCGTTGATGAACAGGTAATAGATGCCCTTTTGAAAGCGTGCAATGTGGCGATTCGGACGGAAAAAGACGTTGACTATGGATTGACTATAACCGAAAGAACAAAGGCTTTAATCAACGAATATACGCAGAAAAACGCGGGTGGTAGCATATGGGAACTTGAACGATATGCGCAGGATCACGACATTAAAGGCGGATACAAACTTGTGGATCAATTCTATGAAGTCTTGCGATTAGAGAGCTTTTATCGTTTCGAGAGCTTTATTTACTTTATGGAGCGCAAAAGAAATTGGAGTAAACGGTTTTATTATCCACGCCGCAAGACACTGAATATAGTCGCTCAAGATCTTGAAGATTTGGAAAACCGGAAGATTAAATTTTACGGATTGTCAATGCCATCGCGTGTCGGTAAATCGACTATCTGTATTTTCTTTCTTGCGTGGGTAGCTTTGCGCAGACCAAACAGCCATAGTGCTATGGGCGGTCACTCCGGTATTTTGGCAAAAGGATTTTACAAAGAACTGATAAATCTTTTTACCACGGAAGAATATACGTTTGCTGAACTTTTTGCTTATTGGCATCCGGAATACGCAAACGCATCAATTCCGACAGACAAGAGCGCGGACGAATTTACGATCACGCTTGGAGATCCGGACAGATTCGCAACCGTAACGTGCCGTGGTATTGATGGAACATGGACAGGAGCGGTCGATGTTTCAAAAGACGGATATTTATATGTCGATGACTTGGTTCGTGATCGTGAGCATTCATTAAGCCCTACTCGAATGGAAAACACATACCAAGAGTACCTAAACAAGATGGTTGACCGTAAAAATGACGGTGCAAGGGAATTGATGGTTGGTACTCTTTGGAATGTTTTAGATCCATTGGAGCGCATGAGAAAGCAATATGAGCATGACCCACAATACCGATTCCGTAAGATTCCGGCACTTAATGAAAATGATGAAAGCAATTTCGCGTATGAAATCAACGGATTTTCCACGGAATACTATCGGGATATGCGAGATAAGCTTGACAATGCCGAATGGATGGCTAAGTTTATGCAGCAACCATATGTCCGCGAAGGATTGCTTTATACGGATTTGAGACTATTTAACGGAATCCTACCGGACGGAGATTTCCGACGCATCGGAGTTGTGGATGTTGCCTGGGGCGGTGGCGATAGCTTGTCAATGCCGATTGGAGCAGAATATGAAAACGGTGATGTTTATATTTACGATTGGGTATTCAACAAAGGCACGAAAGAGGTAACAATCCCTCTTGTTGTTGGACGAATTATCGGGAATGAGATTCGGCAGACAAGATTTGAGGGAAATACCGGAGGAGATCTGTATTGCCAATATGTAGATGAAAAGTTGCAGGAACAGGACTATAAATGCTCATGCACAAGTAGAAAAGCACCAAATAAGGTTGAAAAGTTATCGAAGATCATAGCATATTCCGGGGATGTTAAGAGAAAATTCATATTTCTTGATACGCACCGACCGACGCAGGAACAAATGAAGAAAGATTCAGATCTTGGAGTAACAAGATATTACAGAAATGACGAATATCAAGCGGCGATGGATGAACTTTCTATGTTTGTAAGTATTGGCGGTAATGAACACGACGATGCCGCAGACGGTTTAACCCAGCTTGAAATGTTTATAGAGAACCCAAACAATACCGCAAAGGTAGAAGCGGCAGTAAACCCATTTAGGAGGTATTAGGATATGACAACGGACAAATATCTTTCACAGATAAATAGATGTGATCATGTTATCAAAAACAAAATGTCTGAAATTCAAAAACTTTCCAATATGGCAACTTCCATTTCCGTATCTCCCAAAGAGGTTGATGTGCAGTCTTCCGGCGATCCGGACAAAATGGGAAGTGCTGTTGCTAAAATTGCAGACCTGCAGAACGAGATAAAAGAACTTGTGTGCGAATTTGTGGACAAACGCCGGGTTATTATCGGGCAGATTGACAGTATGGAAAATACAGATGTGTATATTGTCCTGTATGCGCACTATGTTGATAATAAGGACTGGAATTTAATTTCTGTAGAAATGGGATATTCCTACAGAAATATCATGAACCTCCGAAAAAAGGCTATTCGGGAGTTTGAGAAGAAATTCGGCGGGATTTATCTTGGAAAGAGTGCATAAAAGTGCACAATAGTTCACACTCTTTCACAACATTTCCAAAAACTTGCATGGTATACTAAAAGAGTAGAAAAACAAATTCCTACAACCCCCAAAAGTATATAACCCGTAAAAGGCACTGTCAGAAATGGCAGTGTTTTTTATTTACAAGAAAGAGACTTCTATGAAAAAAGTAACTATATATTGCCCGGATTGCGGAAGAATTGCCGGACATTATGATGGGAGATCTACGATAGATCATCCGTGTAAATGTAAAAAATGCAATCATATTGTGATTTATCGCGTGGCAACAGGAAAGATTGAAACAAAGCCAATACCAAAACGCGCCTGCAGTAGTGGAGTTTTATTTATATGAAGAACACACAGTATTTTCATGACCTTGTAAAAGGCAGATACGGAAGAAAAATTGCATATGCTAACGTAGAACAGATTACGGCAGACAATATCGTAAATGTTGTCGGAAACTGCATTGGTGCATTTTATTTCAACAAGACGATCATTCGTTATCTGTGGAACTACTACAAGGGCGATCAGCCTGTATTGTACCGAACAAAGGTACAGAATGCTGATATAACCAATAAGGTGTCTGAAAACCATGCCTATGAGATTGTTCAATTCAAGGTTGGTCAGACTTACGGTGAGCCAATTCAGCTTATCAGTAGGAAAGACGATGACCGGATAAATAATGCGGTTGATGAATTTAATGATTATCTGACTGATGCTAATAAGCAGGAAAAGGACATTAAGGCAGGAGAGTGGCAATCAGCAACCGGAACGTCATTTAAGGCGGTGCAGATTACAAAAAATGGAGATATACCATTTAGAATTGTTGCACCAACACCAATGAACACTTTTGTTATCTATAGTCGTTCCACAGAAGAACCACTTTTAGCAATCCAAGAGCTTAAGGATGCTGATGGACAGATGTATAAACTCTGCTACACGGACTCTTACGAATGCAAGATTGTGAACGGAGAGGTTCGAGATTGGCAACTGCATGGTTTTGGTGGAATCCCGATTGTTGAGTTTCCGAACAACCATGAGCGCATTTCTGATATTGAGCTTGTGATCGGACTATTGGATGCAATCAATACAATGCAGTCAAACCGAATGGATGGTGTTGAGCAGTTTGTTCAGTTTTGGATAAAGTTTGTAAATTGCGACATTGACCCGGAAACCTTTGAAAAAATGAAGATTTCCCATGCGCTGACCGTAAAATCCAACAATGAGCAGAATAAATCAGATGTTGACATTATGACACAAGAGCTGAACCAGACAGAGTGCCAAGTTGCAAAGGATGATTTGTGGGATAATGCACAGTCCATTCTTGCCATACCGAATAAGAACAACAATAATTCCGGTGGAGATACACAGGGAGCGGTTGAACTTAGAAACGGATGGGATTTCTCAAAGTCGAGAGCCAAACTGAAAGACCCAATTGTAAAGTCGGCTGAAAAAAGACTTGCGAAAGTTGTTTTGAACGTGATTCGTATACAGGATCACGACTTAGGATTGAGTTTGCGCGACTTTGATGTTCAGATTAACCATAGCCCACAAGACAATATGTACACCAAGTCACAGACGTTATATCAACTTTTACAAGCTGGTATTCATCCACTTGTAGCAATTAAGTCTGTTGGACTTTGGGGAGATGCGGAAAAGACATTCCTGTTGTCAAAGCCATACTTGGACAATCTGTGGAAAACGATTGATGATGTAGAAACACAGGAACAGAAAGCACAAGAATTGATAAATAAAATGAATACAGATGCACACAGAGCCAGACAAACAAAGATAAGACAGTCACCGAGTAATCGGCGGCTGTTTTTATTTTATAAAAATTCGCAAAGTTGTGAGCGTAAAAATCAACAATGTCGTTCGGTGTCGTTGCACCGTATAAAAATTCGTATGACATATCGGAGGTAATGAATGAAGAGAGAAGATCTGATTGCTATGGGATTAAGCGAGGAAAACGCGGACAAGATCATGCAGATTACGGAAGTTCCGTACAGAAAGCCAAAGCAAGGGTTGACGAGTACAAGACAAAGGCTGACAAAGCTGAAGAGTTGCAGAAGCAGCTCGATGATATCGAACAGGGAAAGCTCACGGAAGTCGAGCAGGCAAATAAGAACCTCGAAAAAGCCAATGCGAGAATCGCGGAACTTGAAAAAGCGCAGGCAATAGCCACGCAGAGAGCCAATGCCGCATCTAAATTTAATGTTACCGCAGAACAGGCAGCACAGATTGTAAAAGACGATGGCAGTTTTGATTATGACGTTCTTGGAAAGATTATCTCTGAAAAAGAGACCGCCGCAGCGCAAGCCAAGGAACAGGAGATTGCAAATGGCAGTACGAATCCGGGCGGTGGCACGGCTGGCGGTAATAAAGACAACGAAAAGACAGAAGCGGAAAAAGCCGCAGAGTCGATCGGAAAGACTTTATCCGGAACGAATCAGACGGCTAAGTCGGTAGTAGACAGTTATTTATCGTAAGGAGGTTTTAAAGATGAAGTTTACTGAAAAAAGTGTAACAACTCAGCTTGAAATTCTGAAAAGAAAATTAGGCGGCGAGCTGTTCGAGGAAATCAAACTTGATGATACCGCATTCACAGAAGGCGTGTGCAAGGCAGGAAGTCCAATCGCCGTAGATGGAAAGGTTGATAAGGAAACAAAGCCAATCGGAATTTTACTTACAGATGTTTATAAGGACGAGAATCCTAACGGAACAATCCTTAGAGCGTTTGGAGTTGTAAATTCTGCAAACATTCAGACAAACACAGGAGAAGCTGTTGCAGAGGCAGTTAAGACAGCCCTTCCGTTAATCGTATTTGAATAGGAGGTAATACAGAATGAACATTAGAGATGTGTATAGTGCAAAAGCAATCGCGCTTGTAAACACAGAGGTAGCAAGTAATAAAATTGCGTATCTTGGTTCGGGATTATTCCCAGCTAAGAAGAAAATGGGACTTGATCTGAAATGGATTAAGACTTCCAAAGGACTTCCGGTTTCTCTTGCACCGTCCAATTTTGACGCAGTATCAACATTGAGAAGCCGTGAGGGATTCAAACTGACAGAAACAGAGATGGCTTTCTTCCGTGAGTCTATGCTCATTAAGGAAGCTGACGAACAGGAAATCATGCGTGTACAGGATAGCGCAGACCCGTATGCAAGCGAGGTATTAAGCAGAATTTTTGATGATGCGAACACTCTGATTGATGGAGCAAACGTAGTGCCGGAGCGTATGATTATGCAGTTGCTTGCACCGGCTGATGGATCTCCAAAGATTTCCATTCAGGCAAACGGCGTAACCTACGCTTATAACTACGATCCGAGCAACACATACAAGACACACAACTTTGCAAACCTTGAGACCGCAACAGATAAGTGGGATGACCACGAAAATTCTGATCCGCTTGACGATGTTTCTGTTGCTCTTGATGCAGTCGAAGCAGAGACAGGAGAGAGACCTTCTATCATGATTGTTTCTCGTAAGACTATGGATCATCTTAAGCAGAATAAGAAGATTCGTTCCGCCATTCTTGCGCAGAATGCCACGGCAAGCATCTTTATGAACGACAACCGTGTTAAAGAGGTATTCTCCAACGAACTAGGAATCAGCATTATTGTTTACTCTAAGCAGTACAAGAATGAAGCTGGTACGGCATCTAAGTTTTACCCAGACGGATTTGCAACGCTTATCCCAAGCGGAGCACTTGGAAATACTTGGTACGGTACAACACCGGAAGAACGTACACTTATCGGAAAGCCTACAGCAGATGTTTCTATCGTAAACACAGGTGTTGCTGTTGCAATTTCCGTATCGGAAGACCCTGTACAGACTAAGACAACGGTTTCTGAAATCGTACTTCCGTCTTATGAAAGAATGGATAGCACCTATGTCATTAAGTGCTATTAGGAGGTGATCCTTTGGTTTACGAGTACAAAACAAAATATAAGGGCAAGTGGTATATGCAGGAGAGGAAGTACCGGAGGAAAAATCTCCGGTACCTTCTGATTTTATGAATCCACCTAATATCACTTATACAAAGACCGAAATCAACAGAATGAGTACCGCAGACTTGCAAAAACTTGCCACGGAGCAGGGAATTGAAAACGCACAAGCGACAAGCGGTGCGGAACTGAAAGAAATTCTGATTGCAAAATTTAATCTGTAGGAGATCGCTTATGTCATACACACTTGTCGAACAGGTAAAAATTCGTTTAAAACAATTTCATATAGAAGAGGTAGAGGATGAAGTGACCGGAGAAAAGTCCGATAAAGTTGTGTTTGATGAAAAAGAATGTAACCCTTTGATTGAACAGCTTTTAGAGCAGGCAAGAAAAGAGATTATCAGCAGACGGAACTACCCGGACACATACACGCAAGACCAGATTGACAGTGATGTTAAGAACTATGAAAACATTATGGTCAATTTGGCAGTGTACGACCGGTCGCAGGCAGGAGAAGCATACATGGCAAGTTTCTCCGAAAACGGTGTGAGCCGGACATGGAAAGACCGTGAAAGCCTTTTTGTCGGAGTGTTTCCGTTTGTAAAAGCAATGTAATTAAAGAAGATTGAGCGTGACCATATTGCCAATGTCGGTAAAATGGTTGCAGGCGGCGCACATTAAGCGGTGGTGGGCAGTGCGCCAAAAGGAGATTCAAATGAAAAGTATTTTGATTCAAACTTATCTTGTGGCACTTCCGATAGTGCTTGGATATATAGTTTGGCTTCTTAAACAGCAAAAGAAAAGCAGGGACGCGAACAGTAAAGGAACAATGCTTCTTTTGCGCGTCCAGCTTATTGAATACCATGCAAAGTACACCAGAATCGGAGAAATACCGTCATATGCCTATCAAAACTTCTGTGAGATGTATGATGCGTACCATGCGTTAGGTGGAAATGGAATGGTTACGAAAATGAAACATGAGATTGAAGAGATTCATATAGGGAAAGGAGATAAAAGCCATGAGGAATTGGAAGGATTGGACTAAGAAAGCCGGAACCCGAGCAATCAAGACTGTTGCACAGGCGGCGATTGCCGGAATTGGAACGGCGGCATTTATGGGCGCGGTGGATTGGAAATATGTTCTTTCTGCATCAGTCCTTGCCGGAGTGTTATCGCTTCTGACGAGTGTTGCCGGAATCCCGGAGGAAAACACCAATGCTTGACATTAACAAACAGGAAATGAAATATTCGCAATCCGGTCAGAGGGTATTCATCCCACAAACTGACGAAAATGGAGATATTGTCTATGAAGGGTACAAGGATTCCGATGGGAACTTTGTACCTTATTTAGATTCCGAAGGCAACAAGATTCCAAAAGGTGAGGAAGTTGAAGGGTTTTCAGAACCTACGACATTCCGAGCAAATATCAGCAATAAGTTGTCAGAAGCCCTTGTGAAAGAATTTGGAATTGATGATAGCACATCATACTGTCAGCTTGTCACGGATAAAGGATATTTGCCACTGAAAGCCGGCGATGTGGTGTGGAAACGCTCGGAAGTCAAACGCACTGATGATGGACTTGTGGATTCAGAAACCGCAGACTACATCGTAAAAGGAGTTGCTGATGAAGGACTGACCACGGATTTGTTTCTTCTTCGAAAGAATATTAAGTAGGTGATTGCATGGCAAAGAAAACTATTTCAATGACATTATCCTCTAAATCCATACAAGCCGCCATAAAGGAATTAGAAAAGTACCGCGATAGTTTACAAGCTAAATGTGATTTACTTGTTTCTAGGCTTGCACAGATAGGTCAGACAGCGGCAATACAACACATATCGGAATCCCCATTAGGAAACACGATAACGGTAAGGGTGGATAAAGCACCACAGTTAATGACCTCGAACGCAATTCTGATTGCAACCGGAAAAACGGTAACGTCAGAAGATAGAGAGCCGTTCTATACTTTGTTGGCGGTAGAGTTTGGAGCCGGTATTTTTATAACTCCAAAGAGAACCCAAAAGCACCGGAACTTGGATTCGGTGTCGGCACGTATCCGGGGCAAATACACGCTTTTGAAGATGGTTGGTACTATTGGGACGATAAGACCGAAACATGGCGTTATACCCACGGTATCAAAGCACAATGCCAATGTATAATGCGGAACAACAGATTATTCAACAGTATGTAAAGATTGCAAGGGAGGTATTCGGTGGAAAATGAGTTAAATAGTTGGGCACTTGATTTTGAAGATACCGTTTACCGATTATTGAAAGTTTACATGGAAAGCAAAGAAAGCGGAATCAAGGTGACGCAGGACGATGAATCAAACGGAACACCTGTTTTTCCAACACTTCTTATACAACAGATTGGATTTACAGAAGCCGGGAGAGATACAGAGTCTTATTTTATTAACGCAATTCGCCCAACATTTCAAATTACAATAACAAATAAAGGGAAAAGAGAAAAGATTAAGGACATTGCAGAGCATGCAGTGTCCTTTTTTAAATCAAAAAATTTTGATGTGTCAAATGCTGTGTTCACGATTTCCAAACAAGTGCGCACGGCAACTTTTCGCGTATCGCGAATTATTGGAGCGTATGAAAATTTAGCATAGCCGCAAGGCAGAAAGGAAGCAGAAAATCATGGCATCAACAAGTTATAAGTCGCGTGTGATTATTAAAGAGCACACAGCGGAACAAGCCGACTTTGCAGGGACTTACAACCTTTTACTTGCTGCAAAGTCTATTCCATCTCCGGCATCTCCACCAAACACGGTTGAGTCAACCACGATGGAAGACCCACAGCAGACATTTGAGAAAGGTATTAAGACAGCGGATTCCCGGGAAATCACCGGAAACCTTGCAAAAGAATATCTGGAAAACATCGAAAAGCTGGGAGATAAAAAGGTTGACATTATCCACCTGTACGGCACAGATGGAATCGGTGGCGTTGCAAAATACGCATACACCGGAACTGTTACCGCGACACCGAATGATGTAGGCGGTGTAGATGAAATCCTTGAAATGACCGCAACCGTTATCCCAAGTACGGCATCGGAACTCGTTACCGACAAGCTGAAAGTCGTTGATAACAACGATGGAACATTCACTGTAACAGTGGTGGGGTAAAAAGCCTATCGGACGAGCAATCGACCGCACCGGTAGGCGAGGATGAACGGTCGATAGCAGAACTTGAAGCAATGAGATAAGCAACAATGGGGCGGTGGCAACACTGCCCCTTGCCAATATAGGGCAGAAAGGCAAGGTAAAACATGAAAGTAAATTTAGGAAATAGCGAATATTCAATCAAATTTGGTTTTAAGCCAACATTAAAGTCACATCTTATCAAAGATGTATCAGAGTCGGTAAGCGAGCAGGACGGAAGCTTAGAATCCGTAGAAAAACTGTTACTCGAAACACTTCCTAAGATGCTTCTTGTAGGACTGCAAGTAAACCATAAGGACGAGTTTGGATATGATTACGATACAAACGAGAAATACGATGAGCAGTTTAATAAGGTGCTTAATCTGCTTTCTGAAAAGATTGACGATGGTGAGATTGACTGTATTGAGTTGTTCAACGAATTAGAGAATGAGTTGGAGTCAAACAGTTTTTTAGCGAAAATGATGGAGACGGAGAAGAAGAATCGGACTCCGGCAAAGAAAACTCCATCCAAAGCGAAAGCCAAGAATTAACATGGGAATATTACGTTGCGGAAATCCGTCCGTTTTACCTTGTGGTAACGAAAGGCTACGGATTTTCCGTTGATGATATAGATATGATGAATCCAGAGTTGCTTAAGCCTTATGTGGATGCATACAAGGCAGAATGGAAGCAACGCGATGTGGAAATGTATATGTGGTTTGGCAGATATGCAACGTCAGCACTTGTGACCGCAATAGATGCTACATTCGGTAAGGGTAATAGTAAGTACGTGAAAGAAACTTGCTATGATTCCATCGAAAAGCATAATACGGACGATCCCGATGCTGAGATACGAGAAATGCTTAAGGCGGAAGAAGCATGGGCGGCTGAATCAAGGAAATCACATTTACCAAAGCCAAAGATAGTTTAAGAAAAGAGGTATTGCTATGGCAGTAATTATCGGAAGTGCTAGGCATGATGAACACGGAAACTGCTATTCTGGCGGAAAAGCCGGAGACCAGACCGGACAGGAAGTGTCTACGCAGAAGTTTTATAACCATTCTAAGGGATGGTACGTGCTAAGGGCGAAGGACGATAGGGTTGCGGAGAAGTTAGCCGAAGCTATGCAGATTGCATCTGACAATAAAAATATCGGCTATGACCAATCGGAACGCTACGGAGTCATTAAGCATGGCATTAACACAAAGGTCAAGACGGAATGCGATTGTTCGTCCCTTGTACGTGCCTGTATTATCTATGCATCCGGTAAGGATGTGGGGGATTTTAATACATCAAATGAAAGACCGGTAATTTTGAAATCCGGTCTGTTTGATGATATGGGTTCTTATCATGCCGGGTTTATTCTTCGCAACGGAGATATTCTTGTGACACGCATAAAAGGTCACACAGTTATTGTTGTAAAAGGCGCAAGAAAATGCAAAGCCAAGTATTATCCGAAGTATACCGGAAATTCCGGTTCAATAGTCGAAGCATTAAAAGCGGTTGGGGAAGATGATGTGTCGAAAGAACATCGTGCGGAAATCGCAAAAAAGAACGGATTTTCCAATTTTAAGTTTACATCAGAGGAAAATTCAAAGATGATTTATCTTCTGAAAAAGGGAAAACTGAAAAAGTAATTCAAGGGCGGTAGGGGTCAAATCCTACCGTCTTTTTAACCGGCTATCAATGTGGAAGATAGCCGCTAACCTAAAAAAGTTATAGGAAGTTGGTGGATAAATGGAATTAGAGTCTCTTGAAATAAAAATCCAAGCACAGGCACAACAGGCAAGCGGTCAGATAGACGCGCTTGTGACAAGACTTGGGCGATTATCTTCCGCGCTTTCTGGACTTAGTACCGGAAATCTGAATAGTCTTTCCACAGGGGTAAACCGACTTGCAGGGGCAATGACTGCAATGCGTGGAATTGATACACGGACTTTTTCTGCGGTTGCAAGAAATGTAAGCAAATTAGGCTCTATTAACAGCAGACAGATTAATGCTGCGGCTGGTTCTATGCGTCAGATTTCCAATGCGGTAAAAGGGCTTTCTGGAATGTCAGCATCTGTTAAGGGTCTGACCGAACTTGCATCTGCAATTAAACAGCTTGGCTACCAGAGTTCCACCAAGGCGATTGAGAATATCCCGAAACTTGCCACGGCAATGCGACAGCTTATGTCCGAACTGTCGAAAGCCCCTAGTGTAAGCCGGAATATTATTGACATGACAAATGCATTGGCAAAATTATCACGTACCGGTGGAGCGGCAGGAACAGCGGCAAAAAGCATCACAAGCTCATTTAGCGGATTTAGTTCCGGTGCTTCTGCGGTTACTAAGAAGTCGTTTTCCCTTGCGTCTGCAATCGGAAAAGTGTATGCAACGTATTGGGCTTTATTTCGCGGATTTAGGCTACTTGGAGACGCTATTGACATATCATCCTCACTGACAGAGGTTGAGAACGTTGTAAGGCAGACATTCGGGCAGTATGAAAGTCTAATTAACAATTTCGCAAAAACATCCATTGAAAAATTTGGTATGTCCGAATTGTCCGCGAAACAGTTTGCAAGCCGTTTCCAAGCAATGGGAACCGCCCTTGATATTCCACAGGGGAAAATGGCAAATATGTCTATCCGGTTGACAGAATTAGCCGGAGATATGGCTTCCTTTTATGATGTGAGTCAAGAAGATATTGCCAAGAGTCTGCAATCTGTATTTTCCGGTACTACGGCACCTATGCGGCGTTATGGTATCGACTTGACACAGGCAACATTAAAGGAATGGGCGTTAAAGCAAGGACTTGATGCGAACATTTCTTCAATGACGCAGGCTGAAAAAGCCATGTTGCGTTATCAGTATGTGCTTGCGCATACAACCAATATCACCGGAGATTTCGCACGTACAGCCGATACATGGCATAACCAGATAACCATGCTTAAAGAGAACTTCAAAGCACTTGGAGCGGTCGTTGGTGGTGGTTTAATCAATGCATTTAAGCCATTTATCAAGGTACTTAATTCAGTTTTGCAAAAGGTGATTGCTTTTGCCGAAATGGTAACAAATGCTTTAGGTTCAATCTTTGGATGGAGATATGAAGCAAGCAAAGGGGCAGGAATCAGCGGTCTTGCTGATGATATTGGAAGCGCGTCTGATGGCATGGGCGATTTAAGTGATGCCGCAGGAAGCGCGGGGAAAAACACAGGCGGTATCGCAAAAAATGCCAAGAAAGCAAAAAAGGAAATCCAACAGGCAACGCGTGCATTTGATGAATTAAAGGTTATTTCAAAGCAGAGTAAAGATAATACTTCCGGTTCTGGAAGTGGTGGAAGTGGTGGCGGTTCTGGTTCCGGTGGTTCTGGTGGTGGGGATACCGGAAAACTAGTTCAGACCGACACGATTTTTAAGAAATTCAAAAGCAACATCAAAGACCTTGAAGGACTTGGAAAAGAGATTTCTGGTGCTCTTATCAATGCAATGCGAGGCATCAAGTGGGATGAGGTATACGCCAAAGCGTCCGGCTTTGGTAGTGGACTTGCAAAATTCCTTAATGGACTATTTGAGGGTCAGAAAGGTACAACGCTTTTCGGAGAAACCGGAAGGCTGATTGCAAATTCATTAAACACGGTGCTTCATGGATTGGATTCGTTTGGCACGACATTTAATTGGAAACAATTTGGAAATTCAATCGCAGACGGAATTAACAAGTTTTTCCAAAACTTTGACTTTGCATTATTAGCTAAAACGCTTAATTCGTGGGCGCAAGGTGCGTTTGATGCAGTTACGACAGCATTAAGTAAAATTTCTTGGAAGGATGTATGGAAAGGTGTCAAGGAGTTTTTAAGCAACTTAGATGTAAAGACAGTCGCAATTATCATCGGTGCACTGACAATCAAAAAAATTCTTGGATTGCATCTTGCAAAAACCGCGCTTGGAATCATAGGAACTTCCATTTCAAAATCAATAGCTGGTTCACTTGCATCAAGGCTTGGCGTTGAAATTGCGGCAAATGAGGGAATCTCGGCAGTATTGTCTACCGCTTTGTCAAAAAAATAGGTGGGGCGTTTGCTACACTTGGAACAACTGTTTCAGCTGGTGTCAAAGCTTTATTCGGTAGCAGTGCGGCAGAGAGCGCACTTTCTTTTATCAGCCCGGTAGCAAAAGCTATAACCGGGATTGGCTCTGTTGCGATTGGCGCATTTACTGCAATATCAAACTTTGTGACCATGTTAAAGAACGGATTCAGTTGGCTTAATGAAGCACTTATGCTTGTCGGAGTTACGATTACGGCAGTCGGAGCGGTTATTTTAGGGGTAGCGGCAGCACCGGCAGCGATTACCGCAGGAATAGTAGCCGGTGTTGCAACGGCGGCTGTAGTAGTCAAGGATCATTGGAAAGAAATAAAAGGAATTTTCTCAAAAGCCGGAGATTGGTTTAATACTAATGTGATTAAGCCAATAAGCGGATTTTTTGAGGGATTATGGAAATCCGTTTCCGGTTTTTTCTCTTCTTTATGGAAAGATATATCCGGTGTATGGAAAACAGTTTCTGGATGGTTCAATACTAATGTTATAACTCCTATTGTTTCATTTTTCCAAGGATTTTCGAAAAGAGTTGGTCAAATCTTTCAAGGATTGTGGATCATTGTCAAGGCTGTATGGATTGTTGTTTCTGATTGGTTTAAATCAAAGGTAATAGAGCCAATAAAGAAGAATTTTGAATTATTGAAATCGGCAGTATCAACCGCATTTAAGGTTCTATGGACAACTGTGAAATCGGTATGGGCTGTGGTTTCCGGTTGGTTTAAGGAGCATGTTACAACACCTATTAAGAATGCTTTTAGTTCAGCAAAAGAATCTATTCAGAAAGCATTTAGCGCGGCAAAAACAGCGGTAACCGGGGCGTGGAACAGTGTTTCTAGTTGGTTTAAAGAACATGTAACCACCCCGATAAAAAATGCTTTCTCGAAGATGAAAGAAAGTGTAGCTGAAATATTCAGCAAATTATGGAATAGCGTGAAAAGTGGTGTTGCCGGGGCAATGAACACCGTAATTTCAAGAATTGAAACAGCAATAAATTCATTGATCGGTGGAGTGAATACCGTTTTGAGAGGGTTCAATAGTGTTGTTTCTGCGGCGGCTAAAGTAGCAAAGGTAAAGTGGAGTGGAGTCGATCTTGTGCCGAAAGTGAGCCTACCTAAAGTAAAGGCTTATGCAACAGGCGGCTTCATGGACAAATATAGCATAGCAACGGTTGGAGAAAACGGTCTTCCGGAACTTATGGGAACGGTCGGAGGTAAGCCGGCGGTTGCAGGAAGCCAAGAAATTACTGGAATCAAAGATGCTATCAATTCAACATCTGCGCAAGAGGTTTCCTTATTACGACAGCAAAATCAGTTATTACAAGCTATTTTACAGAAAAAATTCGGAATTACTACAAACGACATAGGAAAAGCCGCAAGGGATTATGGTAGAGAACATTACAATCGAACCGGAGACAATGTATATGTTTTTTAGTGACTTCTATAATTGAACGTGATATAATTCTAAATAAATCATATCACAAGAAAGGAGTCATTATGAGAAGTACAAAAAATTATTAGTAGCGATGGGGTTGGCATTTGCCGTTTTGACTTCGGCTATGCCAATCCAAAATGCAGATGGGAAACAGATTGTTGCACAGGCGGCAACTATTAAATTAAGCAGAAAGACTCTTAATTTAAAAATTGGAGAATCCGCAACATTAAAGATAAGCGGAATGAGGAAAACTGCTAAATGGAGTAGTGGCAATAAATATGTTGCTTCTGTAAATAAGTCTGGAAAGGTTCTGGCGGTTGGGGAAGGAACAACGTACGTAAAAGCAAAAATTGCAAAGAAAACGCTTTCTTGCAAAGTTACCGTCACTTCTTCCTTTAATGCGAACAAGGTAAAGAAAAACATCTCAATTGAATACCAAGATAGTGGTCATGGAGTTGTTGCTATCTTGAAAAACAACAACAAGGTAAATGTTGATCTGGACGCAAAACTTGTATACTACAAAAACGGTAAAATGCTGGATAGCAAAAGCGATTGTAACAGAGCTTTTGAATCCGGTAAGGAATGTGTTCTTTATTTTGACGCACCGAGCGATTCTGATTATAACGATGTTTCTTATGATAACTATAAAATGTCGTTGAGTGTTGATGAAGCAACAAATGCTGTTTGTGATGTTCGCAATATAATGGTTCAATCAGACATTGGAGCAGATAATGTTACGGTTGAAGCTACAAACGATTCCGGAAAAGATTTTTCATTTGTAAAAATTTCTTGCGTAATGTATGATGCATCTGGCAACTTGATCAAATATGATTATCATTATGCAGAATGTGAAAAGAATGGAGATACAGATTATTTTTCATTTAGTTTTCCGTACGATTCAAATTACGATACGATCTATCCGAGCAGCTATAAGATATATGTTGATGAAGCATATACATATACTTGGTTACAGTAAAAATTGAAAGATAAATGATACTTAAGCCGTGGAAACACGGCTTATTTTAATTTCAAAATCGGATTGACACAAAATCAAAAATAGTCTATCCTTATTACTAAGGAAACAACCTTATCCGTGAAGATGCGGATTACTTACTCGAACGCCATACTGTACGAAAGAGGAAACCAATGTGATTTCACAAGTGGCTTCCTCTTTTTTATTCAGATAAAAATGTATGGAGGTAGACACGAATGAAAAAATCACAACTTATGCTTAAGATTCAAAATAGCATTGAGGTATTTGAGAATCCAATATTCGGACAGATCAGAATGGCCATGGTCGATGATGAACCGATGTTTTGCCTTGTTGATGTTTGCAGGGCATTGGAAATGTCAAACAGCCGTATTGTTGCTGATAGACTAGACGAGGATGAACGACGTAAGTTAAACTTACCCCGTCAAGGAGAAACTTGGTTTGTTACTGAATCCGGCTTATACGCAGTAATTCTTCGGAGTGACAAGCCGAATGCCAAGAAGTTTCGCAAGTGGGTAACATCCGAGGTTCTCCCTACAATCCGTAAAACAGGTGGGTATGTAAATAATGATGAATTATTTATTTCCACTTACCTACCATATGCAGATGAAAACACTAAGCTGATATTTTCACAGACATTAAAAACTGTTAGAGAGCAGAACGAAACCATTAAAAGACAGCAGAAAGAAATCATCCATAAGGAAGATGTTATTATCGGGCTTGTTGATGATATTGACTTGGCAACCAAGAGACAGCGGATAACGCAGATTGTCCGTTTCGGTGCCGATGGAAAGTATCAAGAACGCTATTCATTGCTTTATGGAGAATTTGAAAGGAAATATCACTGCAACCTTAAATCAAGGATGGAAGGGTGCACACTCAAACCGAAAGTAAGAAACAAGATGGATTATATCGACAGGGAAATGGGAATGATTCCGCAGTTGTACGAAATCGCTTGCAAACTTTTTGAAAACGATGTAGAAAAGCTGAAATCTGAATGGGAATCAGTAGTAGCTTAAAATTTAATTAAATGGATAGCATCTACCAAACGGTAGGTGCTATTTTTATACCCATTTTTAGGAGGTAAACGATGGGATATGGCGGATATTTAGTAAAGTTTGGCAATTATACCATACCAAACAATTTAATAAAGCAGGACACGTTTAGTTCCTATGTAAACATGCAGGATAAAGACCCTTGGACGGATGAAAACGGATATGAGCATCGTGATGGCGTGGAACTGAAAGCCCTAAAGGTTGAGTTTGAAACCAAAGCCATGCTGACCGAAAAGCAGTTTGATGATTTTTGGAAGAACATTGAAAAGAACTATACCAAGGCAAAGGAGCGTGGTGGCTATATCACGGCATATGTGCCGGAGAAACGCGGATATGTGACGCAGTACGGATATATCGCTGATATTCAGCCTACGTTCTATTCTGTGGCACATGGGAAGATTAAGTATGACGCAATCAAGTTTTCATTTATAGGCGGTGTGTATGATAAATAGCAGTTTGAAAGAAAAGTATTGGGATTCCGCGACAGATAAGCAGATGGTCATATCTGTTGTTGGAACGAATCAGAAAATAGACAATTCGATGCTTGAAATCGGTACGTTTGCGCTTGAAGAAAGTCTTTGTTCGGAGTCTGAATTAAAGTTTGGAGCGTGCGAAGCGAATTGCGTAAAATTCACAGCGCGAAACACCGCAGGAAACATTATTGGAAGGACAATCTCTATCGAAGAAACAATTGACGGAGATAGCGAAAATCCGATGCCATACGGAGTTTTTAAGGTTGCATCCGATGTACCTACGGCTGACCGTACAAAACGGCAGATTACGGCATATGACGCTATGTACGACATTATCAATACAGATGTAAAGGCTTGGTATGCAGGACTTAGCTTTCCAATGACGCTTAAACAGTTCCGTAATAGCTTCTTTGCACATCTTGGAATTGCGCAAGTTGAAACAAACCTTGTCAATGATTCCATGACGGTCAATAAGACGATTGTAGCCACACAGACGGACGATTCAAGCGCAGTCACAGAAGAGTCCTCTATCAGTGGGAAAACCGTTGTAACGGCAATCTGTGAGATTAACGGATGCTTTGGTAATATCAACCGAGAGGGCAAGTTTGAGTATGTCTTTCTGAAAGCAATCACAAGCGCACTTTATCCGGCAGAAGATTTGTTCCCGGCAGACAACGTATTTCCGTCTGATGCAAACACAGAGTCCATGACCGGACACTACATCACGTTTGATTACGAGGACTTCCAAAGTAAGGCAATCACGCAGCTTGAAATCAAGACAAGCGAGGATAATGCCGGTGCTATTGTTGGAACTGCAGGAAACAACTATTCGATTACAGGAAACTTTCTTGTATCAGACAAGACCGGAGCGGAACTTGAACAGATTGCAAATAACCTATTGCCGGTTATGAAACAGGCGGTATACACACCGATTAAAAGTTGCACTTGTGTCGGCAATCCATGTCTGACACTTGGCGAACCAATCCGGTTCAATACCACAAGAGAGATTGTTGAAACGTATCTATTGCAACGCGCCCTAACCGGAGTGCAAAGTAAAAGAGATTCAATCTCGGCACAGGGCACGCAGACACATTCCGCAAAGGTTAATTCTATCAGAGACATGATTGAAAGCGTGCAAAGACGTACCGGAAAGTTAGAAAGGAATGCAGACCATCTTCAATCCACGTATGAGGATTTAGAGGAACAGACAAATACCAAGTTTGAGCAGACCGCAAAAAGCATTGTTGCAGAAGTCAATCGTGCGCAAAAGGCAGAGGGTGCATTGGACGCATCCTTGGAATTGAAGTTAGGCAGAGATGAGAACGACCAAGTTGTTTCCATGATCAATGCTAGTGCTGATCAGATTATGCTTCGTGGAAACAGGCTCATAGTCGAGAGTAATAATTTCCAGCTTGATGGGAATGGAAAAGTGTCAATCATTGATTCGTTGAATTTTATTACAACGTCTCTTGGCGATGACATTGTAATTATTGGACTCGATGCAAGAGGAAGGCCAATGCTGCAAAACATACGCATTGACCTGGAATCCGTAACGGATCAAGATGGAGTAGCCATAGGGGATCATGCAAGCACTGCGGATCATGCTACGACAGCAGACTCTGCAACAACCGCGGAAAGTGCAAAACAGTGTATAAAAGCATCGACCGCATATTATTTGCAAGGCATTACAGCTAATGAGCATGTGCAAATTTCTGGCAATGGAAATCTTATTCCAAGTTCTAGTTCTGTGTACTGTGGAACTAACCCCAATCCATTTGCCGGAGGGTATTCTTCCGGTGGTTGGAAAACAACGTCTGATGGCAGAAAGAAAAAGGATTTTCGAAAACTGTTAGAGGATGATCGGTTTGAGAGATTTTTGAGTTGCTGCAACCGATGGAATATCGGCTCATAGAAAATGATGAGAAAATGCACATAGGATTTGTTGCACAGGATGTTGAACAGGCAATGACGGATTGTGGAATATCTGAAAATGAGTTTTACGGACTGGAACATGCGGTATTCTCCGAAAAAGATTTTGAATCTAATGAGGAGTGGGAAAAATTCTTAGAGCAGAATGGTGGCGAAAATGATATGTATACATTGTGCTACCAAGAGTTTATCGCTTTAAATACTGTCATGATACAGAAACTGCAGAACAGATGTAACGATTTTGAACGCAGACTATCCGCGTTAGAAAGGAAGTGATTAGATGGCATATCAGAAAATCTATAGCCGCGAATATTGGGAGAACCTTCCAAGCGAAAAGACCGCAATTAATCGAAATAGGCTGAACAACATAGAGGGCGGCATTGATGCAATCGACGATCGTGTGTGCGCACTCGACACCACGAAAGTTGACTTGACCAAGGCTAACGAACTTGTAAAGGAAATCCTTTGGGATGAATCCAACGGTACGCTGACTGTGGTAAAGATGAATGGTTCCAAGGCTATGATTGATACCAAGCTGGAAAAACTGGCGGTAAACTTTGCTTATGATTCGCAGAAACAGCAGCTGATTATCACGTTGGACGATGGCACAACGCAGAATGTTGATTTGTCCGCTCTGATCACGCAGTATGAGTTCTTAGAGGGTGACGAGATTGCATTTGAGGTCACTTCTGATGGAAAAGTCAAGCCGATGATTAAGGGCGGCTCAATAACTGAGGATAAGTTGCAACCGAATTTCTTGGCGGATATTAAGGTAGAATCTGCCAAGGCGGTAGCATCTGCCAAAAGCGCAAAAGAGTCCGAAACCAAGGCGGTAGCATCCGCCACAGATGCCAAGGACAGCGCAGACCGAGCGCAGGGAATCGAAGACGAGATTAACAAGAAACTCACAATGACAGAATTTGATGTGAATGAGGATGGAGAGTTGATTTACACGGACAATTCTGCTTATAACTTTGTCGTTGACAATGACGGAAATTTAAATTGGGAGGTGGCTTAAATGGCTATAGCAGGAAGAGTAGCAATCGTGCCAAAGGGCGATTGGAGCGCAGATGCTACATATAAGAGATTGGATGCAGTGACTTATAACAATACGCTTTATTTTGCAAAAAAGGGAGTTCCGGCAGGAACGGCAACGAGCAATACGGAATACTGGTCTAAGTCTATCGTGGGCGGTGCTAGTGCGATTGCAACAACAGAGGATGTCGGAGTTGTAAAGCCGGACGGAAAGAGCATGAGCGTAGATGAGAGTGGAACGCTTAGCATTAACTTGGATGGCACCACAATTACATTGGACGAAGCGAAAAACGTCATAAAGTTGGCAGATACACTAAAAGAAAAAATCGGAAGCGCACTGCAACCGGAAAGTATCGTAAACAATCAGGTCACAACAGAAGCTGGATTCGCACTTGATGCGCGGCAGGCTAACCCGAATATAGACGGCACGCTGGCGAAAAAGGTAAGTGATTTAAACGGCAGTTTAAATCAAATTATGGTAAATATAAGTGATAAATTAGATACAAGTTTGGCATCCGGAAGCTGTGCGTACATTAAATATGGAAAAATAGTTATTGTATATGTCTCTTTTAATCCCAAAGTTATATGCGACAATAAATTAGTCCTTCCAGCCGGAACTTTGCCACTGCCATATCAATACATGTACCATTCAGTAAACGGGTGGGGATTTAATGTCGCAGAGTCATTACTTGCAGTGAACGCGGACGGAAGTATGTCTTTTTGGTGCGGGGAAGGTACCCCAGGTCACGCGGTGTACGATTCTTTTGTATATATGGAAAATTAACGATTATTTTCCAATCGGCAATTCAGCGAAATTGCAACAAAATGCCCTGTCATCAGGTGAACTAGCTTCGTTTATGACATACGTATACGACCCATTCAGACCGAGATAAACGTTAAATTTGTCGCCTGAAAGCCTTAAACCATTCCAATGTATCGGAAGAATTATTGTTCCGGTTTTGTCTGCAACTATATGCACCCACATATCCTGTATAAATGCATCTAGCCCGCTTACTCCATCATAAGGAACATTTGTAACTATTTTTACGGTACCATCTACAAACAGAATACAATCAGTTATGGCAGTATATTCGAATATGGGTGTCCAATCGTTTATATTCGAATATGTTATTTTCTTTAGAATATTTACTCGTTGACAAATAGGATTGGAAATTTTAGTTTTTAAACTGCCGTTTAAATAAGTTTAGTAACCCATAAATTTACACATAGAATAGAAAGGAATAAAAATTATGGACAAAATTATTTTGAAAAACAAAACAGAGTTCGAGATCGCCGAAGGAGCGAGTCTCGGCAATATTCAGATTCAGTCGAAAGATTTTGACGGAATCAAGACAATCACAGATGCCTTTTCATCGGAGAATATCTCAAAGGTCACATTTACACACAATGATCAGACTTCAGGAGAGTATGAGAATCTTAAGTATGAAGGATTCTCATATATGCCTAATATGGGCGAGGATAGCGCAGAAGATGGCACATATACCGTAACGGTAAGACTTAGAACAAAGACGGAAATGGAAAAGGCAATTGATGAGCTTAAAGCAGGGCATGAAGCAAACGCAGAAGCAATCCAAGAACTGGCAAGCATTGCAACAGAAAGTGAGGTGTAGGATATGGTTAAATTCTATGTAAGACGTATTCTTGTAGACAAGAAAATGACGATTGATGAAGTGCCGATGCGTTGGCACGCAAAAGTGCAAGAAGAGATTGAGAAACAGCTCTCCGCTTCTCTGCAATGACATTTCCTGTCGAAACTTGCGACCGAAAAATGTTGAAATCATGCATATTACAGTGATACTATGGACTTGTCCGAAAGGACACTTCAAGTTCTGGCATGGGTGGGGTTTGGCATGCTCCGCCCATAATTGGGGATTGACTATGCCGAACACACGTTCTATAATGGGGTATAAGGATTGGGGGTTTTGTTATGGACTTTAAAAAGATGATAATTGAATTACTTGATAAAATCGATGATTCAAGGATTTTACGTTGTATTTATATTTTTATTTCTGACATTGTAAAGGAGATTGAGAAATGAAAAATTCAAAGCTTGAAATTCGTTCAGTTGATGAAAAAAGCATTTATTGCGAAGTTTTGATTGACGGTCATGTCGTGCATGGAGTGCGCAGTATACGATTTGAAAAGAAAGCGCAATCCATGCCTGTTGTTCACCTTGATTTTAATTGCATCAATATGTCAATAGACTCTCCGTTTGTTACAAGATTAGAAGGAAATGACGGAGATAGCGAGATTGAGATTAAATTTAAGAATCAAGACCGCGCCATATAGGGCACATGATTGGGGGTGTTGAAGTTGGGAGAAGAGTACTACAAAAATGAAATTATTAAACTCATTGAAAAATGCGACAATACTAGATGGCTTCGAGCCATATACGTATTTGTAAAAGAACTGTTAAAATAAGAAGAAAGCCAAGGGTTTGCGCATTGCCCTTGGCTTATTTTTATTTCTTCTTTGAAATCATATCAACAAATTCTTCTAGTTTATCCCAGCCATCTTTATCTAGCTGCGCTAGCGCAGAAATCAATTTCTTTTTAAAATTTCCGTCTTCTGATTTCATAACATCTGCAAGCATTTTTGAAATTTGCTCATCTTTTGTTTCCGGCATAAACATTTCTCCGTTTCCGGTGCGAAGCCAATCTTCATTAACGTTGCATTTCTCACATACAAGTTTAATAAATGCATCTGATGGATTTCTTCTTCCGGATTCATAGCTAGAAATGTTTTCTTTTGATATTTCCAAGTAATTTGCAAATGTTTCCTGAGTTTTCCCATTAGGATTGCTTTTTCTTATCTCCTTTAGGCGCTCCTTCATATTAACACCTCCTTTCAACTTGATTATACAAGTCACAATCGCAAATGTCAACGACAAAAATTGTACAATGTACAAAAATAACTATTGACAAAGATTGTACGACGTACTATTATAAGAATGTACAAAGTACAAGAAAGGAGGAACAAAAGTGAAAAAACCAAGCATTTCAGACGTTGCGTTAGTGGTGTCAATCTTAACTTTGATTTTTGTTGTAATCAATTCTTTTATATGAAATGCGAAATTATGCTCCATATAAAAGCCAAGACTGATACAGTAACCGCAATCCATCCTTTGATATCTGCCTTGCTAGATGTTTTTACTGCGGTTTCAGATTGAGCCTTAGAACTTTCTGCAATTTCTTTTGCTGATTCAGCTTGCATCTTTGCGGATTCGGCAATATCGTGAAGTTCTTTGCTTGTTTGCTCAATAAAAGCGGTTTGTGCTTCTAGCATCTCAATCGGGGATTTGTCATCTTCGTATTTAGGCATTTCGATGTCTGTGACGGATTTGTTGAAAAAACCATCCAATTGTGGACGAGTAGGTATGTAGCGCATATGGAAATCTCCTTAAGTTTTTAAGGAATTATATCATGGAAAGGAAGTGAATTCAATGAGTGAAAAGGAAAAACGCGTTGTTGAAAAACTTCGTGATGCCATTCCGAATATGACAGATTTTCAGAAAGGATATGTCCTTGGAATGGTAGAGAGTTCTGCTTCAAAGCATAGTGAGCAGGAAGAAGAACACGATAAAGGGAGAGATCATGAATGAAAAAAGTAATCCAATTCATCACAGGTGCGGTTGCAATGGAGTATTCATTAGTTGCCGCGTGCTATATGGATAGTGAGGGAGCGGCCGGGAATATGGCGGCTATTAAATTTGTAGCCGGGGCAGTAATTGCGGCAATTATGTATTACTGGTCAGAGGTAGACCGAAAGAGAGCCGAACTTGACAAGCGAATTAAGAGAAAGCGCAGAATGAGAGAGGATGCATGGTAGACGTTGTGTATATAAGTGGCACGAGATGTTCCACGAAAGAAAAGCGTATGCTTGCTGAACTTTTGGCAGGGAAACGAAAGAAACAGAATGATAAAGAGAATTTTGAAAAGGTTCTTGATAGAGAAATGGGAAGGAGAAGCAATGGAGAACAAAATAACACTGATCGGTGATGTTGTATCAGCACCAAGGGAAAGCCATAAATCAAACGGTAAGAAATTTTATAAATTTTTCATCGGAGTTGAAAGAAGAAGCGGTGTTGCAGATAAACTTCCTGTACTGCTTGATGAAGAAATCAGCGATATAGGAATTAGCGGAACGGTATATGTCAGTGGGAAGATAATTACCCGGCACGTAAAAACAGGATTTGGAAAAGCAATTCTTATGTATGTTATGGCTGATACAATCACAAAACCAGAGGATGATAGTCCTTTGAATGAAGTAAGTCTTGAGGGCATTATCGAGGAAAAGAAGCTTAGAGAAACACCGCCTGGTCGTAAAATCTGTAATGTGAAACTCAAAACTTTAAGAGAGAATGGGAAAGAGGATTTGATTACTTGTATTGCATGGGGAAAGGGTGCAGAGTATACGGACTCACTTGCTTTAGGCGATAAGGTAAGCACGTACGGCAGATTGCAGAGCCGGAGATATAAGAAAACGCGTAAAGATGGTCGCGTTGTGGAAAAAGTTACATATGAGTTATCAATAAAAGGAATCGTGGGGGTGTAAAAAGCGAATGATTTTGAAATCGTTACATATGGAGAATTTCAAAGGTATTAAGAGCCTTGATGTGAATTTCTCCAATAAGACAAGTATTAAGGGACAGAATGCAGTAGGCAAGACCACAATTTTTGATGCGTTCACATGGTTGCTTTTTAACAAGAACAGTGCCGGAGAGGAAAAGTTTAACGTCAGACCGTTGGATAAGGACGGAAATCGCATTGATAACGTGGAAATCAAGGTTGTTGGTGTTCTTGATGTAGATGGTAAGGAAGTAGAACTTTCCAAGGTTCAGAAACAGAATTGGGTTAAGAAGCGCGGAACCGATACCGTTACTTTGCAGGGTAATGTCAATTCATTTGAGATTGACGGTTATCCAAAGAGTGAAGCTGAATTTAAGGCTTATATTTCCGGTTTAGCACAGAGTGAGGAAATGTTTAAGATGCTGACCAATCCGCAGTATTTTTCTTCTCTGAAATGGAAAGAACAGAGAGACATTCTGATGAAACTTGTTGCAGAGGTTTCGGATGTTGAGTTGGCAAAGACAGATGCCAAGTATGCGCCGCTGATTGGAGAATTGGAGAAAGCACCATCTACAGACGATATTCGCGCCAAGTTTTCCAAGGCTTTGAGCGAGTGGAAGAAGAAACAGGCTGAAATCCCGGTGCGTATTGATGAAGCCGAGAAATCCAAGGTTGATGTGGATGTGGCAGAGCAGGAGTTATTGAAAGCTGATTTAGAGAGAAAGATTGAAGAACTTGAAGATTTAATGGCGAAATCTGATGTTCGGATTGATGAAATGCGCAGCGAAGAAATGCATTGTCAGTTTGAAATGTCAGCTATCGCGCAGACCATGAATGATGAACTTTCAAGTAAGAAACATGAGATTGAAAATCACAAATATGACCACGAACGGAAGTTAGAGGATGTTCGTTCATCAATCAGAAAAGCGCAGGATTCAATTGAGGGTAATAAGAAATCAATTTCTGAACAGACTCTTAAGAAAGCTGACCTTGCGAAAAAGTACAAAGAGGAAAAGGAAAAGAAGTTTGACGATTCCAAGCGGGTATTTGACGAATCTACAACGGTTTGTTCGTTGTGCGGACAAAGATTGCCGGAAGATAAAATAGAGTCTTTAAGAGCCGATTTTTCGCAGAGAAAGGCAGATGCAATCGAAATATTTAATGAAGAACACGCGAAAACACTTGCCATGATTGTTGATGATGGAAATGCGTGCGCTGAAATGATTAAGGAGCTGACCGAGAACAATAAGGAATTAGAGAACAAAATCAACACATTGAAACTGCATGAAGCGGAAGAAATTGACATTATCAAAGGATTTGATGAACAGATTTCTAAGATTCCGGCTTGTGCTGATTATATGCAGAACGCTGAATATGCCAAGTTAAAGGCTAAACAGGATGAATTGCTTGCTGATATTGCAGAGTTAGAATCCAAGGGAGCGGATAAGGTTGTTGAGGACGCAAAATCTGATAAGGAAAAATTAAAGAGCCAGCTTGATGAAGTAAATAAGATTATCGCACAGGCGGCTAACAACGTTATGATTGATGATCGTATCGAAACGCTTCGTGACGAGCAGAAAGAAATCGGTCAGAAAGTTGCAGACCAAGAGCAGATGCTTTACCTCTTGGAAGAGTTTATTCGTTTCAAGCTGAATAGGGTTTCTGAATCCATCAATAGTCATTTTAAGACAGTAAACTTCAAACTCTTTGAAATGCAGTTAAATGGCGGCATGAAAGATTGTTGTGAGTGTACCGTGAATGGCGTACCGTATTCAACTTTGAATAGCGGTCACAGAATCGTAGCCGGACTCGATATTATCCGCTCGTTAAGCGAATTGTACGGTGTGAGCGTGCCGATTTTCGTAGATAACGCCGAATCGCTGAATGAGTTCAATGTGCCGGATATGGATGCACAGTTAATTCTTTTGAGTGTTTCAGAGGACAAGCAGTTGAAAGTGGAGGGCGTGTAGGATGGAAACGTTAGGGAAAATTTTAAGCATCGAAGAAATAACAAATGTATCTTTAGGAAATACCGGTTCTTTAAATGGTAGCAATGGGTCTAGGCTTGGCATCATTCAGATAATGAGCGGTTTAATGGGCGGTGCGTCTTATGATGGGTACAAAGTCAAAACGGATAAGCATGAATTTCTTTTGCTGATTGACAATGGACAATGTTGTTGTGAAAGCTGGGGATATTTCTACTTAAATGATGATGAACAGAAGTTTATAGGTTCAGAATTAAGAGCAGTAAATCTTACAGATAAGGCGCTTAATAAGAAAAAGGTAGATGAATCAGGCTATTGCGAAGATTGCGGCGGTATTCAGTTTGTCGACTTTGAAACAGATAAAGGCACATTACAATTCGCAGTCTACAATGCGCATAACGGCTATTATGGTCATCCAATTATATTCGCAAAAGATAAAGAAATTTTCTATCAAGATACGTTATAGAAAGAGAGGTTATAGATAAATGCAGTATATCAAAGCGAAATTTCCAAACAGCACAAGAAGCTACGTGTATCGCACCGAGGATTCTGCGAAAGCCGGTGACACGGTTGTAAATGACAAGGGTGCAAAGCTGACCGTTACGGATGGAACCGTGGATATGAAGTGGGTGGACACCTACGGTGCTGATAAGGTGGCAGTTGTGAAGAAGTGTGATGAACCGGAAAGCGGTGGTGACGATGAGAGTTAATCCATGTAGATATTGTGCATTGTCTGTAAACCTTAATGGAAAGCATTGTTCAAGGTATTCTTCCGAAGAGTGCGCAAAATGCGAGAACATTCAAAAACACAGGGAATATCTTTTGAGTCAGCGAAAATTCGCAGAGGGTGAGCAGATTACAAGCATTGAGGAACTTTTGAAACAGGAATGGGTAATGTGGTATCACAGTACAAAGCACATAGAGGTTTTCAAGAATATGCAACTCAATCTTGTTTTGAAATTCCTTAAAAATGGAGCATTTAGAAAAGCAATAAGGAAAGAAAGCGAGGAAAAATAATTATGGCAGAGAACACAGAATTAGTAAAGGCAGAAGAAAAGACAGAGGTTGCAACACACAATAACAAGGTTACCGATTACAGCCTTGGAATTTTCGGAACATCCGACAATTTCATCATGGCTATGCAGATGGCAAAAGCGTTAGCCGAGTCAACAATAGTTCCGCAGACGTATCAGAAAAATCCATCTAACTGTTTGATCGCCATTGAGCAGGCGCAGAGAATGTGCATCAGCCCACTTATGGTTATGCAGAACCTTTTTCTGATACAGGGCAAGCCAAGCTGGAGCAGTAAGTTTTTGATCGCGTCTATCAATGCCAGCAACAAATTCGACATGGAGTTGCAGTACGACGAAACCAAGGACAAGAACGGAAAACCTTATTCTTGCACTGCGTGGACTATGAAAAATGGTCGAAGAATTGAGGGCATGGAAGTTAATATGCAGATGGCAGATGATGAAGGTTGGACGAAGAAGAACGGCAGCAAGTGGAAAACAATGCCGCAGTTAATGCTTCGTTATAGAGCAGCATCATTTTTCTCTAGCCTTAATTGCCCGGAGCTGACAATGGGACTTTATACCAAGGAAGAAATCGAGGATGGCGATTTCAAGGAATATCCGATGGAAGATTTGCAAGAGCAAGTCAAGCGTGATATTACGGAGAACGCCAACAGTGAGCCATTTGTTACGGCGGAACCTTGTTCAACCGAAAGTGCAGCAGTCGAGCCAGAGAAGGTAGCCGGAGAAGTTGCTGAGAATGACGAGAACGTACCGGACTTTATGAAAGATTAGGAGGTTTTCTATGAGAGTTATATCGCAGGACGGGACAAAGGATTTCCCGTATGATAACGCTTGGGTTTCTGTATATGAAGGATGTATAAATGGGCGCGTTTATGTGAGGATGCAGATATGTGGATATGATGATTCAGTAGATGTTGCAGATTATTCCACCGAAGAAAAAGCAAAGAAAGCCATGGAAATGCTTAGAATTGCGTATGAAAATAATGAATTTTATCATCATACTGCCAATTCAAAATACTTTACGGAAGTTTGCCAAGTGTTAAGCAGCGAAATGTTTAGGAAAAGTACATCAGAATATTTTCACTTTCCGGCAGAGGAAGAATTGGAGTAGCCTATGAAATTAAAAGTCTTAGGTTCCGGTTCATCCGGTAACTCATACGCCTTAATTGCCGACAATGGAGAAATCCTTGCAATCGAAGCAGGATGCAAATTTCTTGATTTTAAGAAGATGATTGATTGGAAAATAGCAAATGTTGTCGGTTGCATTGTGAGCCACGAACATGGAGACCATGCACGATACATAAAAGATTTCATGCAATCCGGCATTCCGGTTTATACGGCATTTGAAACGCAGACCGCGCTTGAAACCATAACCGGAGAGCGTACAATAGCCATTTCACCGCGCAGACCACGGCAAATCGGCAGTTTTACAGTAACACCCTTCAATGTACCGCATGATACGGAAATCGAGTGCTACGGCTATTTAATCGAGCATGAGGAAATGGGCAAACTGTTATTCTTGACCGACTTGGAGTATTGCAAGTATGACTTTTCCGGTATGAAAGTTGAGCATATCATGGTCGAAGCCAATTATAGCATGGACTTGGTAGACCGGAATGAGCCTAACTATGAACACCGTCTACGAGGACACATGAGCCTTGATACGGCACTTAAATTTATTCAGACGAACGACAACCCAGCTTTACGGAATGTCGTATTAATACACTTATCGGACACAAGCGGAGATCCCGCGTTATTCCTACAACGAACGAAAGAAACAATTAAATACGGAGCGAATGTTTATGTTGCAGAGAAAGGGCTAGAGGTTGATATGAACCTTTGTCCGTTCTGACAAGCAATAATTTTGACCGGTCAATTTTATATATAGCAACTATTAACCATGCACAGAAAGGAATTTTTTATGAACCCAATTGATTTAGCAGAATTAGCAGGCGGTGCATTGCAGGAAAAGTCCCAGAAAGCATTGCAGGATGTTTTTGAGAATATGCAGGATCCTAATACACCGTGGAAGAACAAACGCGAGGTAGTTATCAAGTTAAAATTCACGCAGAACGAAGACAGAGACGATGCGACTTGTGAAATTTCTGTTGAAAAGAAACTTGCACAGCCGAAGCCAGTAGAGACAAAGTTTGCCCTTGGAACCAATCTTGCAACAGGAGAAGTTCTTGCCGAGGAATACGGACCAGATATCAAAGGTCAGATCTCCCTTGATGAATACCAGAAAGAACAGCAGATCGATGGAAAGACCGTAGATACGGACACAGGAGAAATAATCGAGGAAGCCAAAGAAAATGATGGCGTTGTAGATTTCAGACAGGCAAAACAGGCATAGAAAGAAGAGGTAAAAATTATGATTAAAGAAGCATTGGAGTATATCGTTGGTTTAAAAACACCGATTATCAATGAAATTGGTGGTAATACATATTCGGACAAGCCGCTTAATCGCATCAGTTACGTTCCGTATGCGAGTACGATTGAAATGAAAACATTGACGAGTCTTGTAGAGTATATCAAGGCGAATATTGATAGCATGTCAGAAAAGATGATCGTTCATGTGGTTTCTCCGACGGAAGTTCACTTATATTCATCTCTCGATGCAGATAGAAAGCGGGAACATTTGGTTGAGGTCAATGCAGAGTTGCCGGATTTCCGGTTTGGAAGTTTTATTGATCATGAAAGCTTTGTGATTGCCTTGCAGTCAAAATTTGTTTCGAATGCTGACAGGGATCTTGTTTTGAAATTTGCAGGAACGGTAGAAGACGGAACTGTTGCACAGTATGGTGATGATGGCGTTACGCAGAAAGCAACCGTTAAGACAGGGCTTGCTAGCAAAGCAGATGCTGTTGTGCCAAATCCGGTTACTCTGATTCCGTATAGAACATTTTTAGAAGTGCAGCAGCCGGCAAGTGATTTTATTTTTAGAATGAAATCCGCAAATGGTGTGCAATGTGCAATCTTTGAAGCTGATGGTGGGGCATGGAAAAACGAAGCCATGGATAATATCAAAGAATATCTGAAGAATGAACTTGCTGATTTAAAACAGTTCACAGTCATTTCATAGGTTGAAACACCAAGCGAAAGCCTAAAAGAAACTATCTTGTTTGGCGAATAGTTATCACAAACCTTATTGAAAGCCATGTTTTGGCGGTGCGTTTACCGTACCGCCCTTACAAAAGATTGGAGGTAAAAATTGAAATTATGTGAATACTGTATGGTTGAATTTGAGCCGAAGCGACCAGATCAAAAATACTGTAGACCAAAATGTGCCAAAAGATACGCACAGTTTAAGAATTTTAAAAAGGCTGGAAGAATTGTGTATACAAGAATATGCCCGAAATGTGGCAGGCTGTTTATGACGATAGATGAACGAAAACTTCATTGCCAAGACTGCATCGGCAATGAAGTTAAAGAACGCTTGAGAAAGCCAAAGAAAAAGGACGATGCAATCAAGGCTGTGAATCATATGGCACGAGCTTCCGGTATGAGTTACGGAAAGTTCGTGGCTCAAATGAGCATGAAGCCATTGGAGAGGAAGTGATTGGGGTGGATTATAAGAAATTTAGACAGGCAAAAGCCATCGAAGCCAAAAATAAACAGAAGTGGCTTGCGTTGAATCCGAAACTGAATGATGAAAGCGGAATATACTTCTTACTTCGTGAGGATGAAAATGGTTTCCGGTATGCGTATATCGGGCAGGCACTGCATATAATCAGCAGATTGTGTAGCCACCTTACAGGCTATGAACAACACATAGACCTTAGTTTACGGAAGCATAAGTTGTACAACGAGAGCGACAATCCTTATGGTTGGCGAGTTGAATTTCTGAATTTCTCAGAGAGCCAGCTTGATAAAAAGGAGAAATATTACATCAAGTTATATGCAGATAAAGGCTATCAATTGCGTAATGTCAGTTTGGGCGGTCAAGGAGAAAATCGCGCAAGTGGTTCAATCGGAGAAAGAAAAGTGGTCAAAGGTTATATGCGGGGCGTACAACAAGGCAAAAAGACTCTTGCTAAGGAATTATCGCATATTGCTGAAAAGCACCTTGAAATCCGATTGAAGCCGGAGAAACAGGGTAACAAAGTTTCTGAAAAACAGTATGAGAAGTTTATGGCTTTGATTTCTGAAGATACATATGAGGAGAGTGATTAAATGGCAGAAGTCAAGTGGATTAAAATCACAACAGATGTCTTTGATGATGAAAAGATTCTGCTGATTGAGAGTATGCCAAGTGCGGATAGCATCATTACGATTTGGTTCAAACTTCTCATTCTTGCCGGAAAACAGAATAACAACGGTGTGTTTATGATGAGCAACAAATTACCGTTCACGGATGAAATGCTTGCCACCATTTTCCGCAGAGATTTGAACACGGTAAGGCTTGCGCTTAAGACCTTTGAAGAGTTTGGAATGATTGAAGTTGTTGACAACGTGATAACGATTCCGAATTGGAACAAGCACCAAACACTTGACGCTTATGAGAAGAAAAAGGAACGTGACAGGCTATATCAGCAGAACCGGAGAAAGAAACAGAAGAACCTAATTGAGCAAAAATCGCCCGATAAATCGTCTGACGTCGCTGTTTCAGATAAAGAAGAAGATAAAGAAGAAGATAAAGAGAAAGAAAATATAAAAGAAAATTCGCTGTCGACCGATTCCGGAGAGTTGTTTGATTTTGACGATGCATGGAAAAAGACTTTTAGTATATACCCCAAGAAAACAGCGTACAGTACCTCTAAAACAGCTTGGATGGATAAGGTGCTAGAAGTTATCGAAGAGAACCAACCGGACATTGCACGGCTGTTATACAAAGCCACAGAGGCATATTTGAGTGACTATCAAGAAAAGAATCCAGACGATACGGATTTTCGATACATTCCAAAATATGTTGATTGGCTGAAAAATGATTGTGACTATTGGTTGCAGATCGCGGAGAAACGAGGTGATTGCAGTTGACAGAAGCAGAGTTCGGAGTGATCGGGTGCGTATTGATTGACAATGATGTGCTAAATAACATCTGGCGAACACTGAAACCGGAAATGTTTAGTTCGGAATTTGCACAGGATACATACAAAGAAATGCTTGCTATGTATGACCGGAATGAAAGTATAGATCCTATGTCCTTGTCAATGGCACTTGAAAGCCACAAATACGCACAAGAGCAGATTAGCGAATTGATGAAATCCTGTATTACCGGAACAATCACTTCAACTATGGTCAAAAGTTATGCCGATGCGGTTGCGAAAGAATACAAAGTAAGAACGGTTCGTGACATGTATCAGAAATCCAGCTTAAAACCATGTGACATTGATGATACAATCAGTGATCTTCTTACAAGGCTTGAACATTTGCAAGAGGGAAAAGAAGTAAAACTAAAGCCAATTAAGCAGATTTCAGTTGAGAATAAAGACAAATATTTCAACGAAAGTGTCGGAGAGGGCGGTATAAAAATCGGGTTATCGCAACTTGATGATGCGCTTGGAGACCTTGAACGCGGTGATGTAACAGTAATTGCTGCAAGACCGGCAGTCGGAAAATCCGCACTCACAACGCAGATTATTGGCAATATGGCAAAGAAAGGACTTAAAGTCGCATATTTCAATTTGGAGATGAGCGATAAACAGGTATATGAACGATTTATTTCAAGACTTGCGGAAATCGGCTTAACGAGAATCAGAAGAGCAAAAGCGTTTCTTGGCGATGAACAGGAAAAATTCAACCAAGCAAATGAAGAAATGAGTGATTATCAATTATGGATTGCATCCGGTACCGTATCTCCGAGAGAGATAAAGTCAGAATGCAGGCACCAAAACTTTGACGTTATCGTTGTTGACTATCTGCAATTGCTTATGCCGGATAACAGATATTCCGGAAGAAATGAAGAAGTATCATCAATTTCAAGAGGTTTAAAATCGGTTGCAAGAGACTTAAATACACATGTAATAGCACTTTCGCAGATAACAAGAGCATCTGAAAGCAGAGACACAAAAGAACCTACCATGGCAGAGTTGAGGGAATCTGGAGCAATCGAACAGGATGCGTCAAACATAATTATGCTGTGGAATCTGTCAGACAATGACAAGGGAGCCAAGGGTGTAAAAATCGAGAAGAACAGACAGGGAATGACAATGCGTGAAGCAATGGAGTTTGATGGAGATCACATGAAGTTTGTTGAAATCGAAAAACCACTTGATGATGTTGTTGCGGAAATCAAAAAGAAAGAACGTGGGGACGGATTCAAACCATACAATGGCGATTGTCCGTTTTAGAGGTAGCAGCTATGGCAAGTGCAAAAATCGAAAAGGGTTCAGAAGAATGGCAAGTATTTATGGATTATTGGCAATTCATTCAGAAATACTATTCACCGGACAACGCTGATTCTTGGTGGGATGAAGTTGTAAAATCCGGAGAATCATTGATAAACAAATACAAGGGCATGGAGATTGAAGAACGTGCAAGACAGCTTGTATTGAGTCATTTTGCATGGTTGGAAATCACATACAGAAAGGAGAAATCAAAGAAATGAGCAATGCGTTGAGACGGAAGAAAAAGCCGACATTTTACACAAAACAGGAAATGCGGATTATCGGGCGAAATGATTTTGAAAAGAGAAATGCTGATAAGGTTATAGCAAAATCATACAAAGATTTTGTCGTGATTGGGTACATAATTTTGCATGACAGATTCGGTTTCGGACAGGCAAGAATCATCCGGTTGCAGGATTTTTTGAAATCCTACTTAGATGAAGCAGCATCCGGTGGAAATACCGGAAAGGACTTGGCTGTTTACCTGAAAGACAAATACGGCATTGACATCAAGGCAGAAGTTGAACAGATTCCGCAGCGGCAGTTAATGGTCTTATATGCTAAGAAAGGATTTTGTATCGAGCGTGAAGCCTACAGACTTTCCAGTGCATCTTTGCTTAACTATTTTGCACTGACACTTACTATTCTGAAAAAGGAGTTTAAGATAACAGCGAAACAGTTGCAGTATTTCACGGACAAATTCATCGACTACATTGATACACTGGCTAATTACAAGCAGTTCCAGTTGACGGTGCCGATGATAGCACAGAGTTTGGCGGATGAGATTAAGTTTGTATGTGATTTGGAGGTTTAATATGACGAATAAAGAAAAATATGCGGATAAAATCATTGATATTACAGTAAGTAAACTTGCACTCAAAGATGGCGAGCCTGTTCCATGCGCAGAGATGAGATGTTCAGAGTGCGGATTCTATATTTCTAATTATTCATGTAAACATAAAATGCTGGAATGGTTAGATTCAGAATATGTTGAGCCGCCTGTTGATTGGAGTAAGGTTGCAGTCGATACGCCGATTTTGGTAAGAGATAGCGAAGAAGAAGCGTGGAGAAAAAGACATTTTGCAAAATACGAGAACGGAATAGTGTACGCATGGGGATACGGAGCAACATCTTGGAGTGCATACGGGAGTGACAATATAATCGATTGGAAAATGGCCAAGCTGGCAGAAAGTGAGGAATAGGAATGGAGAGATTAACAGAGCGAACAGCGCTTGGAATCTTAGTAAAAGAGAATTACGAGAAAAAATCCTTAAAAACCTTGTATTCGTGCTATGCGAAAAGCCTAATTCATATCATTCCAACTGCGAAGAAGGTTATTGCGCAATGGAGAAGTTAGCGGATTACGAGGATGCAGAGGAGCAGGGATTACTTCTGCGGTTGCCGTGTGGAATTGGCTCAGATGTATATATAATTCCTAGCAAAATCAATTATGAATTAAATATTTTAAGTCTGCACCCGGAGAACAACAAAGTTTATCATCAGAAAGTAGCCTTGATTACTTTTACAGAAAAAGGATGGTACATGGAGTGTGATAAGGATCGAGAATATGCAACAGACCGAATCCTGTCAGAAAAAATGTACAAGGAAACCTGGTTTTTATCACAAGAGGAAGCCGAAGCCAAGCTGAAAGAAATGAGAGGTGGAGAGAATGGATAAATTTCTTAAAAGCGTAAGCGAGCGTGACTTTGATAGAAGAATATCGGAAGTTGTTGAAATGCTTGAAGAAAAACAACTCTACGGAACTATCAGTTTGATAAAAGATTTGAAATATTACCTTGACTTAGCCACAAAAGAAAAGGCGCACACTTGTAACTGTCAGCACAACAGCAATTCAAGAGATAATGAGCCTTGTTGCAGATGCGATAGCAAAGTTTCAGAAAATGATGATGCAAAAAACAAAGTTACATCTCTTGAAATTATCGTAAGGATGATAGAAAACAAGCCATATTACGAAATCAAGTACAAAAAAGTCGGCGAAGATTATTACCATGTAGGTTACAGTTCATTCAATATTGATAATGTATTGAAATGGCGTAATGAGTGTTTTGAACTTGTTGATTTGAAAGTGACCAATGCCGACATGATAAGGAATATGTCAGATGAAGAGTTGCTTGATTTTATATGTTCAATAGAAACTTATGAAGAGGGTAGCGTTATGACTATTGAAAATGGGGTTTCAATGCATACAGTGACGGAAGTTAAGGAATGGCTTCAATCAGAAGCAGAATAGGAGGAATAGCATGACAGCAAGTGAAGCAATTAAAGAAGTTAGATTCAATATGTCAAAAATAGGATTGAAAGAAAATAGTGTTAAAAGGGTTGTAAAAGCAAGAGATTTAGCAATCAAAGCTCTTGAAAAGCAGATACCGAAGAAACCTATATTTAACCATAACCTTAGCGATACTCTTTCTGTATTCCATTGTGAATGCGGAAACAAAATTAAAGTCAGTCACGATATAGGAATAATGAATAACAACAATGCACCAAATTACTGTAGCAAGTGCGGTTGCAGGTTTGATTGGAGTGATGAAGAATGATGTTTCAATCGTACATAAATTTCTTTCTACTAATACTTATAGCCATTAGGTTAGATATTCTAACAAAATTTGGAGTTAACCTTTTTTGTATTCTGTCAGTTGTAGGGATGATTGGACATGAGGTTTTTGATTATTTGAAGAAAGGAGATAAAAAACGATGAGACTGATTGATGCAGATACACTAAAAGAATATTACATGCGTGCGAGTAAATCTGATGATGATTTTAGGAGAGTAAGTTTGGCAACATTGGCGAGCGTGATAGATGCACAGCCGACCGCCTACGATGTGGACAAGGTTGTGGAACAGTTGGAAGAATGGACTTTTAACGCAGATGTGAACATTGGTGACGGAACGATGATGAACCATAACTTGATAGTAAGCAAAAATGCAATCGAGATTGTGAAAGGCGGTGGAATAGATGGCAAAGAGCAGAGCTAGTAAAATGAACGGCTATCGTAGCATGGTAAGCCGGCAGAAAAATGATGTTTTTAAGTTTAAGCCTAAGAAGAAAAAGAAAGGGTGATTCAGAATGAATTTGCTTGAACACTATGTAACAAACATAACTCACGAAGAACCAATCGAAAAGAACGGAATGTTATTTTTCAAGGTTGTATGTGATGTTGATTGCTATGGTAACAAAGAGATTCAGAAAGAAGTTTTGCTTTCAGAAGATGATTATGCAGAAGCTAAAAGTAAGGGCTATTATTTAGCCTAAAAAGAAAGGGTGATGTAGAATGAAGATTTTAAGTAAGAAAAAATATAATCAGTTACTTCAAGAAGTATCTAACAAAGACAATAAAATTTCTGAACTTACTGTAGAAAATGCAATGCTAAAAGAAGAGCTTGAAGATAAAAAGACAAGTTGCAAGGCAAATGTTGGAAAAGATTTTTGTAATGTTTGCAAAAATTCTTACAGTTATAAGAACAATAATGGGCTTATTCCCATTAACCGTGTAGGTTGCTTGCTTGCTGTGTCTTGTGAGGATTTTAAGAGAAAAGAAAGTAGGTGATTCAAAGTGGGTAACAATGCAGAGATAGTAATAGCACAGGCTTTAATGATGAGAATTAAAGATTATGCAGAAAGAGCCTTGGATAAAAAAGATGTAACACTTGATATGGCTATTGTTGAAATACGTGATACAGTTGACGCTTATGACGGGTATTTTCAGACAGGCAGAAAGCCACAGTAACTAACTAAAAATCAAAGAAAGGAATAGGTTGTGCGCACATAAAACCGAGGTTTCCTTTTGGTAGATTTTATGAATTTTGAAAATTGTTCTTGTGATAATCAAATGAGCATATTTGACTTCACAAGAGAACCGATCAGCATAACAAAGCCTATTCGCTTAATAGAACTTTTCGCCGGCTACGGCAGTCAGGCAATGGCACTAAAGAGAATAGGCGCTAAGTTTGAACATTACAGAGTTGTTGAGTTTGATAAGTACGCTATTGCAAGCTATAACGAAGTACATGGTACGGATTTCCCCACAATGGACATAACAAAGGTTCATGCAGAAGATTTGAATATTTGCGGCACAGAAACCTTTACTTACCTACTTACTTACTCGTTTCCTTGCACAGATTTATCAGTTGCCGGGAAACAAGCTGGAATGTCTAAGGGAAGTGGTACAAGAAGCGGTCTGTTGTGGGAAGTTGAGAGAATACTAACAGAAATTAGAGATAGTAACGGAGAATTACCACAGATTTTGTTCATGGAGAACGTGCCACAAGTACACGGCAAGAAAAACATCAATGATTTTGAGAAGTGGTTGGGTTTCCTGGAAAGTTTAGGGTACACAAATTATTGGCAAGATTTGAATGCTAAAAATTATGGAGTGGCGCAGAACAGAAACAGGTGCTTTATGTTTTCATTCCTTGGAAATTACTCATATGATTTTCCACAGCCTATACCACTTACAAAAAGAATACGTGATTATCAAGAAGAAGTAATTGATAAAAAATTCTATGTAAGCGATAAGGCATTGAAAGGATTTGCGGAACACGCAAAAAAGCAGAAAGAGAAAGGAAATAGTTTTCATGCAGTGGTTAAAGATGTTGATGACATATCATCTACAATAAAAGCCAGATATTACAAAGATGGTTCTGATTGTCTTATAAAAGTTGCTGGAAGAATAAATTCATCACAGGACGGAAAAGTTGTTTACACAGACGGAATTGCACTTACACTTACATCTGGTCATTACAATGTACCCAAAATAGCAGAACCAACAATACGAAAATCGTATGAAAGTGTGAAATTACAACATAGCATCCGAAAACTGACACCGAGAGAGTGCGGACGGCTGATGGGTGTATCTGATGAAGATATTGACAAAATGGCAGCAGTAAACAGTAATACGCAGTTGTATAAGCAATTCGGAAACAGTATTGTCGTAGATGTTATGTGTGCTATGTTTAAAAACTTAAATATCAATCAATAAAATAAGGAGAAATGGCTTATGAAATTTACAAAATTCATTAAGCCAGAACTTGAACAAATCAAAGAAAATGCCAATTTCACGGAAGAAGAGGAGAGGATTTTCTCTCTTCTCTGCCGTGGTTTTTCACAAAAGCAAATATCCACAAAAGAAAATCTATCACTAAGAACGATAGAGTACAGAGTGAGAGATATAAAAGATAAAATAGAAAGAACGGGGGGTATTTGATTGGATGAAAAAGAACTGTTGAAATATGCCGTTGAAAATGGTATTCTCGACATAGCACTTGTGCAAGAACAAGTTGAAATGAACAAAAGAGAAAAGATACTAAAGAAACACCCATATGATATATGGGAAGGGAAAGATGGGTATTGGAGAACCTATATTCCATACAAGGAGAAAGGGAGAAAGCTACTTAAGAAAAAAGATAGGGTCGATATTGAAAATGAGGTTATCGATTATTTACAGATTCAAGAAGAAAATCCAACCATTGATGAAGTGTTTGAAGAGTGGAACGACAGGCGGTTGGCACTGAACAAGATTGGAAATGCAACGCACCAAAGGAATCGTAACTTTTATCAAAGGCACTTTAAACAAATGGGTAAAAGGCACATAAAATCAATATCGGAAGATGAATGGGGAGATTTCCTAGAAGAACAGATTCCGAAGTTTAACTTGACGGCAAAGGCGTTTTCCGGACTAAAAGGGATAACCAAAGGGTTTCTGAAACGAGCCAAAAAGCGGAAGTTGATTGATTTTAATGTTGAAGAATTGTTTGAGGAGCTTGATACATCTGATTCCGATTTCAAACGAACGATCAAGGAAGATTACGAAGAGGTTTTTGACGAGAATGAAACTGATATTATGATTAAATATTTGGAATGCAACCTTGATTTATCAAACATAGCAATACTTCTAATGTTCGTGACCGGAATGAGAATCGGAGAGGTTGTGTGCCTAAAACATGATGATTTTGACGGTAATACGGTCAAGGTTCGGCGAACCGAAACAAGGTATCGTGGAGAGGATGATGCAAAATATACGGTTGCGATAAAGGATTTCCCAAAGACGAGAGCTGGGGCGAGAACAATTATCATCCCAAAGGACTACGAGTGGTTGTGTGATAGGATCAGAAAAACGAATCCATTTGAAGAATTTGTGTTCATTAAAGAAAATGGAGAGCGCTTGAATGCGAATTGTGTAAGAATGCGATTACAGAGATTGTGCGATAAGTTAGGAATCTATCGAAAGTCTCCACATAAGATCCGAAAGACATACGGAACCATCCTTCTTGACAACAATATTGACGAGCGGTTGATCCTTGGTCAGATGGGGCACGCAAGCCTAGGAACTACAGAGGAACATTACCACAGAAACCGCAGATCTATCGAGAAAAAGTCAGATATTTTAAGTAGTATACCAGACTTCAAAGCACGAACAAGTTAGTCGTTTGATTACTATTTTGAAAAAAGTAATCAAAAGTAATCAAAGTAAAAACGCTACAATCCGCATAAACACTGAAAAGTTGATGCTTTGTGCAGGGGTGTTATTTACGGATGAAATTCTTGAAAAAATCTTAACAAGAGAAGATGTGTCAAAGGTTCCGCTTGTGTATCAGTCAGCGATGATTCACGCAATCAAGGAAGTATTGGAGGAAGAGAATGTATCAGATGCAAAATCAGAATATGGCATTTAACCCAAACCCAAGCTATGCCGCTTATCAGTACAACCCAATGCAGAGGTTTCAACAGCCAGAGCCACAGATTCCGCAGATGCAACCGCAATTTCTTGGAATCCAAGGAAAAGTAGTGCAGTCGGAGTCAGCGATCATGGCGAATGATGTACCTATGGATGGAAGTGTTGCGTTTTTCCCGATGCAGGACATGAGCGCAATAGTTGCGAAACAATGGGATGCCAATGGAACAATCATAAAGACCGTTTACAAGCCTTTTAATGAGCAGATGGCAGATTCTTCGAGTGACGATAAAAGAATCGAAATAGGGCTGTCTGACGATGCGACAAAGGCTATTACTGACAAATTGGATTGCTTGTTTGGAAAGATGGAAGAATTGGAAGATAAGTTATCTTCGCAAACGCAAAGAAAATCTTCACGAACACAAAAGGAGAGTGAGTCTTAATGAATCCTATGCAGATGTTACAGGGAATGAAAAACCCACAGCAGTTTTTGCAGCAAATGATGGGGAATAACAGCGTAATGAGCAACCCTATGGCTAGAAATGCTATGCAGATGGCACAAAATGGAGATTCCAAGGGCATTGAGCAGATGGCTAGGAATTTGTGCAAAGAAAAGGGAATTGACGCAGATAAGGCTTTTGAGTCGTTTAAAAGCCAGTTAGGAATGTGATACTAATTCTTGCAAGATTATGTATATAAAAATGAATTATGGAGGTAAATTCTATGTTTAACACAGGTAATTGTGCATCCGTTCCACTTGTAGCAAACATTGACGGAAACGGAAATAACAACGGATGGGGCGCAGAAGGCTCATGGTTATGGTTCATTATCGTTATCTTTGCCATCTTCGGATGGGGTGGATTCGGTAACGGATTCGGAGGAAACGGAATGAATGGTGGTGTCGGAAGCGAAATCCAGCGCGGATTTGATAATCAGGCGGTTGTGTCAAAACTTGATGGCATTACAAACGGACTTTGTGACGGATTCTATGCAGTGCAAAACGGCATGAACGGCATCAACACAAACATTTTGCAGACCGGATTCGGCATTCAGCAGGCTATCAATGCTGATACAGTCGCTAACATGCAGAATACAAACGCATTACAGTCACAGCTTGCAAACTGCTGCTGCGAAACAAGAGAAGCTATCCAAGGTGTAAACTACAACATGGCAACTAACACTTGCGCGTTGCAGAACACCATGAACAGCAACACGAGAGACATTATCGACAGCCAGAATGCAGGAACACGCGCTATTCTTGATTATCTCTGCAATGAAAAAATCTCTAGCTTACAGGCAGAAAATAACGATCTTCGCAGAGCAGCTTCACAGGATCGTCAGAGTGCACTGCTTACAACTCAGATGGCGGCTCAGACACAGCAGATTATCAATGCAGTAAATCCGTCTGCTATCCCGGCATATGTTGTGCCTAACCCAAATGCTTATGCATATGGATGTGGATGCAACGCCGGATGTGGCTGCTAAAACTAAATAATTGAGTATCTTAATTGAGTTTAACTCGATCATGTCTGCTATGCAGTATTACTTATAACCAAAGGGCAGACTATAATGTTTGCCCTTATTTTTATGAAAGAGAGGTAAAAATAATGGAAGTAACAGGAATTGCATTACAAACCGTTGCCGCTGGAGAAGATGTGGCATTCACAGAAACAGCAGTGAACGGAACAAAATGTATCGTACACAGACAGGGAAGTGGAATTATCAAGCTAAGAGGTATCACCAATCAGTGCAAAGCTAGATTTTTGGTATCGTATTCCGGCAACATTCAGATTCCGACAGGCGGCACAGTTGGAGAGATTTCGCTTGCCATTGCAGTAGACGGAGAGCCTTTACAGTCAACAAAGATGATCGTGACCCCTGCGGCAGTTGAGAATTTCTTTAATGTATCAGCACAAGCATATGTTGATGTGCCATGCGGTTGTTGCAGTACCGTAGCCGTGCAGAATACGTCCACACAGGCTATCGAGGTTCAGAACAGTAATTTGATTGCAGTAAGGGAGGCTTGATATTATGCATAAGTTTGCGAAACAGATTATGGATTGCGTGAAAGCCCACGTTGACGGAATCGGAATCGAGAATTTTGAAGGACAAAACCTTGATGATCTCAAGGATTGGACGGAAATTGCAAAGAACATCGTATGCTTTGACAAAGACTATAACATTGTTGAAGCAATGAAAAAGTCTGAAAATAACGAGGATATTATGCGTATGCTTGAACAGTACGAGGATTATCCAGACAGAAGATTTTACGACCATTACCGCTATGCAAATGGCAGATTCGCACCGAAAGGACGTGGAACACGCAGAGGATATGCAGAACCGCCATATTATCATCAGATGCCGGAAGATTACCACGAATGGGAGAGAATGCCGGAATACGACCGAATGAGAGATCTTGACCGAATGAGTATGGGAAAGATGTATTATTCAGAGCCTATGAGCGGAAATAACGGCATGAGTACCGGTACTCACGATGCAAGAGAGGGCAGAGCTGGTATGAGCCGGAGAAGCTATATGGAAACAAAGGAAATGCATAACGGAAATTCACCGGAAGATAAGGACGCAAAGATGAAAGAACTCGAAAAGTACATGAAATCTCTTTCGGAAGATGTGACCGAACTGTTTTCCGGTATGTCCCCAGAAGAGAAACAGTTAACCAAGACAAAGCTGACTACACTTGTTACGAAAATGTAATAGAGAGGGCATTTTGCCCTCTTTGTTTGTGAGGTGGTAAATTGTTCACGATAAACAATGAAATGTGGAATTTGGTCAAAGTATCGCGTTACAGCGATATGCTACAGAGAAGTGACGGAAGCAGAACGGTAGGCATGACCGACAGAGACACGAAAACGATATATCTTGCGGATGATCTACGCGGAAGGTTCCTTGACCGTGTGTTATGTCACGAATTATGTCATGCGTTCTGTCTTTCGTATAATGTATACATGGATATTGGCACCGAGGAAATTGTAGCAGACTTCTTGGTACATACGGAAGAAAAGTGTTTGAAATAGCAGACAGACTATTGATTGAACTTATGGAGGTTGTTGCATAATGGATAAAATTTCAGAACTCTTACAGTACGTACACCGGACGAACCCGGAAATGACCAGGGAAAAGCTGATAGAAGAGCTGAGTAAAAGTGACTATGCGGCGCGTTCTTTGATTTTCACGAAAGAAAATTTTCCCCTCGCCCCAAAAATATTTCGTAATTTTTTTGTACCCCCCTGGGGTAGCGTTTTAGGTCGAGATTCCATTTTCACGGATTTCCAAAAACGTGTAACAAACGTGCAATTATCTGCGACATTCCGCAAATAACACAAATACACTATATGTTATGCCATATATAGATAATTCATTGATGATATTTGATGATATTGCCGATCACAGGCAAACGTCAGAAAACGCTTGCCCGGCTGTAGTTATAGTCTAGCATAGACCGCATTTTACCACTTGTCAAGATAGTTTTTCCCATCGTACCGGCTGTAAGTGTGTGTTATGTTTTCCGGTCTTTGCGTGATCTGTAACCAATCGCCGCCACGCTGGGCGGTTATTTTGATTTTTGCAGATTCCACCCATTCCACACCCTCGAACTTGGAATAGCCGCACATTTTGCCGGATATTTCCAGATAGCCAAGGGCAGACACCCGGCGCATGATTTCCCTTTTTCCGATATACTCATATTTTGCCATTTTTGCCACCTCCAGACGTTCCACGCTCGCTCATGCATATGTTTATGCATCCATCGCGCGTTAGCTGGTTAACGATCAGCCACGCTTGCAAATCTCCATACGCCACCCGGCGCACAGTTTGCCCGTTAAAATCCGCTTTAATATCATAGGTCATAGGCTTATACCTCCTTATATTGTGTTTATTTGTCAATGTGCGTGTGGGTGTCAGCACCCACAGAAGCCACGCCGCCGGAATTGAACCGGCTCACAACGCCACCAGGCACGCGGAAAGGGGCGGAAGAGTACCGCCCTAAAATCTATTTTGCTTTTTTAATTGTAACGATAAAATCATCAGTTTTGTCTTTTGGCGTTCCGTTGTCGTTAATTTTAACAACAACCTTCTGCCGATTCTTAAAGCGCAAGTCTGTGTCCGTGTCGGACATTTCCCAGATATTTCCATCCGTGGTGTAAATATCAAATCCGCGACCGGTCAGCTTTTCCCCGTCCTCGTATTGCATGGAATATGTAAAATTCCGTACAGTTCCGCGCGCCTTGTAGGTATGTGCTGTTTTTGCGGTAGCTGTAGCTGGTGCAAGGTTTACAAGTGCAGTTGTTGCCAATACAATGGCTAAAATTCTCTTTTTCATGGTTGTTTTCCTCCGTTTTTTAATTTTTCCGGTCATTCCGGTAAAAGCAAGTCGGGGAATCGAACCCCGGAAAAGCCAGCCTTGCTTAATTTGCTAAAATCATGCGCGCCGTATTAAATACATACAATCTGTTGTGGCTGTGCCGCTTAAAATCTCCGTTTTCAGTAATCACGCGCCCGCTATTTGGGTATTTGAGGCTTACAACGGTTAAATACTTGTTTAAAAGTTCATCCGGGCATTTTAGGCATTCTATAGCGTTTTCTATGGTGCTTTTCTTGCTATTGTAATAAATTCCATCAATGTGTACTCCTTTTTCCTTTTCCAGCTTGTCAAATTCTTTCAAAAGTTCCGCTTTTGTCATATAATCAACCATCCTTTCATTGTGCGCCCTGTCTCATCGGTGCAGGTGGGGCAGTTCCTGCAGACCGCCGCGTGGGCGGTTTCGACTTAGTTGTAAAGCATTTCTTGCATGGTCTGATGCTGTTCTATGTCCGATTTCTTTCGGTGCATTTCCTTGTAGTCTTTTTCAGCTTTCGCCTGCGCTACTTTTTTCGTATATCCTCGATTCCTCCAAAGGTCATATAATTGTTCCATTGTCCAATTCTTCATATTTTCCATTTCTGGTCTGCCATCATCAGAGCCGGGCGACCATCCCGCGGCTGACGCTCCAGATCGGAGCGTTTCGGCTATGCTATGCAGATTTCAAATACATCGCCTTGGACGTGTTCAAAATCGACTTTTTCAAAAATGCCGATTCCGTAAAAGTCGGCTGTGAGTTCCCCGAAGTGGTTATACTCAAACGCGATTCCGTTCTTTTTCAGTTCGTTGATCGCGTCACCGTTCTTTGTTGTTTCCCATGTAAAACGCATTCCCGTCTTTCTCATGTTTAAGCCCTCCCTATAAAATTTCCGAAATCTGTAAAATCTGTGCTTCGCTCAAATGATCAATAACAACGTTTCCGTTTACGTCGCTCAATTCGTATTCATCTGGAAGAGTAGCGAAACCGTCAAACTGGTTCGAAATATAATAACCTTTGCTTTCTAATAATGCTTCTGCCGCTTTCATATCTTTCATGTTGTTTTCCTCGCTTTCTGTGCTTCATTTGATGCTTGTATCATATCACTAAATTTAGTGACAGTCAATAGTAAATATCACTTTTTTTAGAAATATTTTTCTTGACTTTTCCAGATC